GGAGTGGGATCTGTTCGTATTGTAGTTAGAGATATTCCTTTAGGTGGATTACGAAGTATAATACCTAATTTTCTAATTGTCATATGATCTACTGTGTGATTATATCTTAATTTAAATTCATCATTCAATGCAACCATGTGATTGTATAACCAATAGTAGTTGTATGCTGATGCCATAACCCATATTGTACTAGGGTGTTTTACATGAGAAGCTTTGTAGATTATATCTTCATGTTCTTTATTTTTTAGTCGCCATCTTTTTATTCTTCTACCAGCTTTAGTTCTATCTTCCCACTGTTCGCCATCTATTAATTCTATGCGCAGTAGATAACATTTGTGCTGACTCTATAATCATTTTAACCACATGCTTGTCTATCAACATCTTTGCTGACTTCACAGGGTCTTTGTGTACATAAAAAATATTCATTAGTGCATTACCTTTTTAAAGTAATCTGTACAGTTGTATTTTGTACATAACTTTCTAAACACATTAAACCAGAGTTCTTTCCACTCGTTGTTTATAGCGTTCTTACAAGCTTTCTCAGCGTTTGATATTCTTTTTATTTGAATTGCCGTTAGGTGTTTCACCATCATAAGATCATCTAGCATAATATACCCTCCATAGTTGTTTCATTATATCACTTTTTATCGCCTTTGTCAACCCTATTTTCCAAGGTTAGAACCATTTGTAATTATCGTTCTGAATAGACTAAATGTATTCTTTGTATCTAGTGACTTCTCACATTTATTAGGTGCGACACAATGGGATTTCATACAACCCGATAGAATCAACACTAAAAATATGCTACTTATTACTCTTGTCGTTCCAGTCATATATTTGGTCCAATTTTACTTTGATTTCGTCTGGTGTCATATCTTTAAAATCACCAAATCTCGTCATTAGTTTTTTATAATCTCTACTCTTACTTTTAAATCTATCTGCCTTCTTTTTCAGTTGTGCTATTCTTTGTTCTAAATCTACTTTCTTTTCAGTCTTAGTTAGATTTCTTTTCATTCGCCATTGTCTTAATGATATATTGGCAGCGATCAATAAAAGTACAGCTAATGGGTCAAATACAAATATAAGAATTAGTATTACAATTCTTACAGCGTGATCAAAATTACTCTCTGCGTTTTCGCCATAGATTAATTCTGCCACATATTTTATAGGTCCTACTTCTGCTTCAATCTTATTTGTTGCTAGTTGTAAAGTACCCTTTTCTTCTGATAGTCTTTGGATTTCATTACTAGCATCTATGATTGCTGTGTTTAATTCTTGTCTTTCTTCTTTTTGTTTCTTTCTCTCTTTCAAACCTCTACTTACATATTCTTTGTCAATATAAACTTCTAATGCTTTATCAAGTGTATCTAAAGTCTTTTGTGCTCTATCTATAATTTTTTGTTGAGAGTTTATTTGATTGTCTAGTAATTCTATTTTAATATTATTACCAGATGTAGGTTTGACTTGATCTAAGTGTGCCTTTGATAGAAAACCAAAGATACCTAATGATGTTATGAATACTAGTATTATAATCGCAGCAAATAGATATGCTTTCAATAATCGTGGTACATCACTATCCCAATTATGATACAACCAACTAGCCGCAACTAATTTACCAACTTCTAATGCTGAACCCATAGCAATGATAGGTACAACAGCACCAGCAAACAATGTCGCTAGTCCTACGATTGAATAACCAGCAGCTATAAGTGATATAGAAATTGCTGATAAAAATGTTAATAGTGTTAAAAACATTATTGTATTTTAAGATAACAATTAAAACTTATTACTATCTTTTCCTCTCCTTGTTGAATATTCGTACTATGATTCAAATTACTTTTAAAGATAACTAGTTCACCAGTTTCGCAAGGATATGAATAATTACCTATTGACAATTCTGTATCTTCTGTTGTAGGTGTGGACATATCGTCTTCCTTATAAAAAGTAATATGGTCATCTTTATTTGTTTTTATATAAAACGCACCACTCAATAATGAGTTAGGGTGAATATGTTTATGTAAAAAATCACCAGGTTTACTAATATTAAACCAAGTATCGCCAAATGTTAATTGTTCCAAGTGTCCGTCACTATAACCATATGTAGAAGCATATGCTTTACAATGTTCCATAATATCATCAAACAAACCTTTAAAACTATTATGTGTATGTAGTATGTCAACACTGTGAGAAGTACCTACTTGGAAATATTCTCGTTTTAAATTAATATCCAATTCGCCTAACCTAGTTATAATATCTGCACAGGTATCAGCACTTTTAAATTCTTTCATTATGTACACACTTTTTGGAAACCAAGTATGTATCTGTGCACCATTATTAAAAGTTTTATAACGCATGTATTATTTAGTTTCTCTATTAGGACCATTAATCATTAAATTAGTAGAAACAGTTATCCTTAATTTATCTGCGTTAACTCTTCCTCTTTGTACTTCATGCTTTAAGGCAGAAGGAAAAATTACAAGGTCATCTTCTTCTACTGTAAATTTCCAAGTTTCATATAAATATGAATTATCTGGTTCTGATTCATCTGATACATCATAAAGTCCTTTACTTAAAAAACGAGAATATGAGCTAAAATCATTATGATTAAAAAAATTAGTTTTTTCATGCTTAGCTTTATCAAATTTTATATAATGTACACTAGAAAAATCAGCAGTAGGCAGATGATGATGTGATCTAAAATTTTGATTTTTATTAGAAGCTGTATAATTTTCTATTTTATATTCATAAGAAAACCTGTCTTTTGTTTTTAAAGTATTATTACAAAAATTATCAAAAATTTTCTTATATGCATCTACTAACCCTACTTTATCATAATCTACTTTTTCAAATTTTGGGTTCAATTCATCTGAATAAGAGTGGTGTAAATTACTTTCATCATCATCAAATTTATTTCTATAACTATCTTTAGAATAATTACTTTCAATTATTTTTAGTAAAGATTGTTTATCATAACTGTTAGGGTCTACTTTAATTATATAAATTGGACAACCAAATATTATTGTTTTTTCAGTTTTCATTTAATTAGTTTCTAATTTTCTGATTTTATTAATCATTCTGATAACTCTCTTATCATAGTCAGGAGTTGTAGAAAATTTATCTAATGTTTTGATTAAAGTAATTGGGTCAAATGTTGAGTTTCTTTTTTCTCTAAAGTCAGCATATGCATTGTGTTCATTCAATAATCTAATATATTCTTTTACACTATCACACTTACTAGCAAACATTCTTACACCCCAACCTGGCCACTCCTCTACACCAACTGGTTTTAAGTGTGGTACCTTTTCACTAAATGTTCTAATACCAAATAAGTTATTACCTTCTTTAGCAAATCTACTCTTACCCCAACCAGACTCTAGTGCCGCTTGTCCAATAATCATTTCCCAAGGTACTCTTTTGTCTTTAGGTGTTGTGAAGTTAACATAGTCAATACATTTGTGCATTGCTCTAACGAATTGTATATCGTTCTCATATGTAAATTCAGGTTCTCTTAAATCTAAATCTTTAATCTTTTCTAGGTAAAAGTTTTCTAGTTGTGCATTTACTTTTGCTGTTGACCATTTATTAGGATACCAAGTACCCCAAGCAAACGCCGCAGCAAATACAATACCTGATACAAAAAATATCTTTGTGTACAACCACGCCTTATTCATTATACTATCCCAATCAATCTTTTTACCCATTTTATTTAACCCTCGCAACATATTCATAAGCTTGTAATGTCTTTTCGTTGTAGTCTTCATAGGTTTCTTTTAACTTGACTTGTACAAAATCTAATCTATCTGTATATTGTCTAGCGTTATTGAATATTTTTTGTGATTGTTTTTCTGTGTAGTTGTTGTAGATGTCGTTTACCCAATTACCTGTGTAATAAACTTTACTTGTACCTGACAAATTACTCGGTTTGGCAAGTTCTCGTAATTGTAATAACGCCTCTCCTATATTTTGTTTAACAAAATGGTCTATTTCTTTGCTCTTTCTTCTCACTTCTGGCATAATATATCTTTCTCATTATAAATCTAGGCCGATTGCATTGAGTTTTGATCTAAAACTGTAAAACAATTTATTATGATTTCCAGTATCACCTACATTGGCCATTTGATATAGGTGGACCATTTCGTGTCCTAATGTGTCAACAAAATCTTTTTTGTTTCTGTATGTTGGTAGCATTTCTAAATGATAAACTCTAGTGCCTTTTCTTTTCCATTCCCAACATATCACTTGTCCATAACAGTATTTCTTTGTTTTATCTCTATAAATGTTCTTAATGAATATGTCATTGAACGGCGATAGTACATTATCAAATACTACCTTATTGATAAATTTAAAATACTTTTGAATATCTTTGTAAGTTGTCTTGTACTGTCTACGACTCGCCAACTCTCTTTTTAAGATTTTTTTCACTTTTGATTTTTTTGGTTTTTGTCTTGGCATTTGTTATTAATTGTTTCCTTTAAAAATGTATATGTAAGTGCAACTACACCATATAATATTAAAACTCTCAATTCAAATGGTAATAACCAAAAATTATCTACAATCATCTTCTATCTTACTACCTTTCAGCAGAGAACACTTGTATTCTTTATCTGCTTTAAGTCTTAAATCTTGTGCGATACCTTCCAAAATGTGTGGTAAGTATGCTTGTAAAATACTAATTGCCTCAATAGAAAAACTGTGTACCAGTCTTTCCATTTCATGGTTCATTAGAGCCTCGGTGTTAACCTTGTCACCGTTCACTGTAGTTTGAATAACAGAACCTACAACTGCTTTGCCGTAGTCGTTATCATCAGCATTGGCTAGACTAGACAGTCCAAACCATATAATAGAATTTAATACTATTATAGTTATCAAAAATTTACGCATAATATAATTTCCTCTCTTTCATATTTATAATATATCACATTAAAAGAGGTTTGTCAACCGGTTATTTGCTAGTAATTTCGTGTATTATGGGGAGAACAAAGGGTGAACAAAAGATGTCGCACCCTTTATTTACTATGATTCTCTATGCTTTCGCAAATTCATCATTCCAGTTAAATGCTTCTTTAACGCATTCAGCTGTAAGACCTTTATATGTCTTATTTAAGTTTCCGTTTTTCATGTCTAATAAAACTCTTGCTTCATCTTTATGTAAACCTTCTAACATTTGAATAAACATAGTTTCTTTTTGTATTCTATTCGTAGCGTTATCAGCCCCTTTTACAAAGTGCCATAGTTTACTTGCTTGTTGGATAAGCATAGTATGTTCTGTACCCATTGGTACATCATTCTCAATATATGGTGGTATACCCTCAGGTAAATCCCATTCTATTTTTGGATCAAAGCAACCTTTTAAAATTTGTCTTATAGCAGGTTTATCGTACTGCTTTAAAATCTCAACTTTTTTAGGTTTATCTTTAGCGTTATTGACTTTTAAAAAAATCTCACTCAACAGAGGAAAGGAAGAGCCTGATGTACTTGCCATCGCTTCCATAGCCTTTTTTGAGATAAGATTTGGGTTTTGTTGTGCCATTATTTTACTCCATGCATGTTATCAAAAATCATTTATATTTTCAATCAATGACTTCAGTTTGTTTTCTATAAAGTATGTTAACAACAGCGTCCTGTCATTTACTTTATAATTTATATATTTGTCTTTTATATTATTATATATAAGACCAGGAATCTCGTCCAAGTCTATCAACTTCTTATTTCGTTCATAATATTTCTTAGTTTCACTTCCTAGAGGTATGTTTTCAATATTAGCCCATTCCTCTAATCTCTTTTTATTTATAGGTCTTTGTTTAGTACCAGTCACAAATACATCATCTGCACTCAATATGTTTGGTACTCCATCTGATCTGTCCCCTTTAATTACTTGTTCGTGTAAGAAATTAATTGGGTCTTCACTCTCTACAAATTTCTTTTGAATAGGTGCAAATTGTTTTACACCTTTGTATTTGTGTAATTGTATAAAATCTTTGTCACCAGAAACAATCATTATCTTTTCTTTAGTATAATTTTCTTTTACAAGTACAGCGATTATATCATCTGCCTCTACTTTGTCTATATGTAAAACAATATATGGAAAGTTTTTAGCAATCTCATCTCTGATTTCACTTATCATACCAAACAATGCAGTCCAATCAACTCCAGACTCTTCTCTAGTTTGCTTTCTTTTGTATTTGTAATTTGGAAATATATCTCGTCTCCATGGATTAGCACCATCAGCACATAGTATGGCTGTTCCATACTCTTGTTTAAACTTTAGATTATAACCTCGTAATGAGTTTAGTACCATATGTCTTAACATATCTTTGTTTGGTAATTCATCTATTGCGCCTCTAGTTTGAGCCATCAAGTTAGAAATCAATACTTGGTTTAAATCTACTAATATCATTATTGTAATACTCCTATGTCATCTGACATCTTAGACCAATCTCTACATATATCCATAACTCTTTTTCTAAATTTAAAATTGATAAACTTGTCATCTAATAATGTTTCAAATAATTTATCTACACCAGCGCCTAGTTGTAGATTGATATGTTTTTTAAACTTAAATTTTGTAAACTCATCAAACGCATTTACGACATGATGTTTTTGAAATGGTTTGTTTAGTTCTTCCCAAGTCATATTGTAATAGAAATCTTTAACAACCATTGATAGATATGGTGTGATTAATTGTTTCTTATTATTTCTAGCAATCAATTCATGCCATAGATAACCTGCTTGATTGTTTATATCAAAATAGTTATCTCTAAACTCATCAAATTTTTCTTTTGGTTTACCAGGTCCATAATGCATCATTGCTTTCTTGCTGATACCATAATATCCATCAGCGGCCCACCCACTCAATACAACTTCTTCTTTGATTTCCGGATACACATATAAGAAAGGAAAACAACATTCAAAATGAGTTTTCTTTTTACATCTAACCTCTTTTACTAATTTCATAAAATCGTCTTGTAAATTGTGTGTTGGTACTACAATGATATTACAATCCCAACCAAATAGTTTTGCCACCTCAGCGGCCTTGATAGCGTCATACGATGGGTTGTTTTCTAAATGAAATGTATATGCTGTAATCTTCTTACCTAATCTATTGGCAGCGAATGCTACTGATAAACTATCTACTCCACCAGAAAGTAAAACAGCGACTTCCTTGTCGCTGGTTTGTTGTACTATCTCATCTTGTATTAACTTATCAATCATTCAAGTATTTCTTTTTGTACCAATTATAAAAATGTTTGTCACTAAAATATTCTACGATAGCCGCGGCAGGTACTTGATCACTTCTAATTACATCAGCAGTTTCTTGGTATTCAGTTCTATCTACTTTTAATATTTTTTGTGATTTCATTTTACTACAAGCCATCAACAATCTTTGTTTCTTTTTCTTTTCTAATTCTTTCAATGTTTTTTCTATATCTTTCATATACTATATAGGCAACAAAAAAACCTACTATCGTTAAAGTGGTGCCAAGTATACCAAGGCCAAATCCGTGTGTTAAATTCATTTTTTATAAGCAAGATGGGGAACAAGTCCCCACCTTGGAGAGTTTAATTAATTACGCATCAAGAGCAATTAAGTCTGATTTCTTTACAGAAACCTTGTGGTTGTTATACTTAAACTTAGTTCCGTATAACGCATTGATACCAGCAGCGATGATTGCTCTTGTAGGAACACCCATTCTGTAGTATTTTTTACCAGCAACTCTATTACCGAAAATCATATAACCTTCAGCTCTTAGAGTGTCAATCATTGATCTTGGTGATTCCAAATCAAATTTAGTTTGAATAGTTGACCAAGCAACATTCTCACCTTTTGTTAATAGATTTAGAATTTTTTGTTTTTTTGATAAAGACTTTCTGCCTCTAGTTTCAACAGCAGTTCTTTTTACTGTTTTAACTTTTACTAGCTCGTCTGCACCAAAAAGGTTTTTTATTGTGTTTAACATATTAATATACTCCTTTATATATTTGAGTTGTTAATTTAACTATTTTACTACCTGCGAAGGCGATTCCTTTGGAATTTTGTTTACTCATCTTTTAAGTCATCACCATCAAAGAACCCTGCTTGATCGTTAATGTCCCTAATTTCATCTTTAATATCTGGACTAAATGGTTTATGTGTCTTATGTGCCTTTTCCATTATGGTTGAGTAGTCTATCTTTGCTGACTGCGACCCGTCCTTTAATGTTTTTAATTCTACTAACTTGTCTGACAATGATTGTGCTGGGTGTTTAATACCAAAATCTCTATACACCAATCCTCTCATTATATCAACCAACATAGCTAAGTCTTTTGTAAAACTAGGTTTAGTTGTTTTGATAGCCAAATCGTAAAACTTTCTTAATAACCCTATACTAATATCATCAACAGAAGTTTCAACAAATTGTTTTGTTTGTTCTTCTTGCAACTTCTTTACAAACTTGTCACTTGTTTTCTTTGGACCAGTTGTTGACTTCTCTACAATTCTATTTGTAGGAAATAGTATAATATTATCCTTTGACAATGATCTCACCCTTAAAGTTTACTAGACCTTTATCGGCAAAGTATTCTATAAGTTGATTATAACCACCAACTAACTTATCGTCAATCTTAACTTGTGGCATAGTTCTTACAGGTTTACCAATGTCTTCTATCATCTTACTAGGGTCAGACTCAAAGTCTTTCTCTAGCGATTTCTCTGTGTATTCAAGGCCAAGTGTCTTAACCATATGTTTGGCCTTGGTACAAAATTGACAGTTGTTTTTACTGTATATTACTATTTTCATTAGTTTTATCTTTCATCAGTTCATCATAAGCGATTGCTGCTTTTTCTTTTATATTGTAAGCATCAACAGCTTCTGCGATTGTGTAATGATACATCTTGTTATATTCACCCATTGGTAATCTTAAACCAATCCATACTCTGTAGTATTTGTTTTTAGTGATTGTCACATCTTTAGCAAAGATTTCATAACCTCTAACTGGAGTTTCTTTTATCAAGTTAATGATAGTTGACTCTACTTCTGACACAGTTGTTTTGTTATGATTCTTACCTAGTTCTGTGATAAACTGTTTACTAGATTTATTCATTTCACCTTTGATTATATCAGCCAATTCTGCCTTAGCAATCATCATACCTTTTTCTATTGCTAATTGTAAATCAGGCGACACTGCTGTACCTACACCAAAAATACAAACTTTATCTTTGTTTTTACCAAATGTAGGGGTATCACAAGCTTTCTTATCAGAAAAGTCATTCATATACCATTTCGGTACTTGATTTAATACTTTTCCTTTCTCGTTCTTCATCTTATAGGTAGCCGAACATTGGGCCATAAAAAGACCTGCTGCGACAACCAATACTATTTTACTTAGTTTCTGCATATTAATTAACCTCACTTTTTACATTATATACTAAATCTTGCGCTTTGTCAAGTGCTACGCTAATGTAGTCTAAAAATTGTGCCCCTGATACATCAAAGACAATTACTGACAATAAGACAAGGATTACTATGTTTCTTATCATTATCTAACTTCCCACTCGCCATCTATTTTTAAACAAGTCTTCCCTGGCGTTTTGAAAGCATGTTTTTTCCGACTATAATATCGGCAGTATTCCGGAGCAGCGACATCTCTGTAGTAGAATTGTGCAAACAATTCCCAATAACTAGGGCCGTCAAATGTTTTACGACCATCAGCACACTCCAAAATTTCTTCCTTTATAAGTGTATCACCTTTTTGTTTGATAACCACTTTTACAAAACAATATTGATCATTGTTTCTTTCAGGTTCTATAATTTTAATTTTGTCATATTTAATTTTGCCTTTAGCTAGTTCTATCTTCTCTAATTTGTCTAATACTTCTTCTGCCTTACTTACTGTTTCTGTAAACTCACTTTCTTTAATCTTTGTACCATCTTCAAAATATATCGTATCACCTTCAACGACAGCGATAACCTTAGCTGTTTCACCAGATAAGTCTTCTGTTAATCCTTCTACTTCTGCTCTTGCCCAATTCATTGATATAATAATCACTACCATTAGTGAAAACATAAACATCAAAAATTGTTTAAAATTCATCATAATTTATCCTTTATGTTCAATCCATCTGCCATCTGGCATTTGACACGCAACACCAAAGATAGTATTTCTATTAACCCCACCGACACCAATCAATGGCCAGTTATTAGTAATATCTACTGTTGCACTATAATCTTTACATTTAATAGGACCTTTCAAATAAGATGAAGTAGTTTTAATTATACCACTATTACCTGTCTTTGAATTGTACCAATTCGTATAACTTGATGTACTTGGACCTACATTCAAATGATCTACAAATACTGCATTGTGTACATCATAATCTGATTTGTACATAATTTCTGCGCCAGCAAATGCGCCAGTCACGGCACACGCAGCAATTGCATAAGGGTTTTCAATACCCATTGCTACACATGAGCCGGTAGTTGTAGTTGCGCCAAGTGTGGCACCTACATTACTTCTAGTTGCTGTACAGTTAGTTAAAAATAAACTAACTAGTAAAATCCATATTATTTTTTCTAATTTCATTACAAATATTCTCACTATCTACACTCTTTACTATGTAATATTCTTCTGTGTTATCTATTACATATTGATTGAAGTTCTGAGATTGCCAGAAAGTATGTCCTCTGGCAGTCACAGGTCTAAACAAAGTTGTACCGTCATTCGCACTAGTACATACAAAGTCACCACTAATCATTTTTTTCCTCAGTCTTAAAGATTTTATTCCAAGGCCATTTTTGTTTTGTTTCAGCCCAACTATTAGCTTGATACTCTTTTATATCTTGCCATTCATTAGTCAAATGGTCTTTTACTTTACCTGGTACTGCTACAACACTTGTAGCAACCTCTTTAGGTGTATAAGTCTTCTCATCACTTTTAGCCATTGTCATTGTCAATAAGACAGCAATGGTAATCATCATCATTGTTTTCATACTTTTTTTCCCATAGTTTTAAAATCCTTAGCATCTACTATCATATAAGGACCTTTGTTATACGCCACACTAATTGTTTTTCCAGCAGGTAATTGTGTGGAGTAAATTCTCTTTTTAGTATCACCTACTATTCTGTCACTCGTTGGTACTGATGGCCTACAAGTATAGTTTGGCATATCATAACCATCAAATGAATTGTAATCAGAGTCAATGTTGACACCTAGGGATCTCACCCAGGCATCATATTTCTCTGTCAACACTTTTAGTTTTTCTTTCTTATTCATTAGTGTACTGTATCTGTATCTTCTTTCTTCTTCTTCATATAGACTTTTTCGCCTTTAGTCAAATCATAATACTCAGCTTCTTCTTCTGCTTTTTTCTCAGCGTAAGTCAAACCGAATACTCTCATATATGTCGCATCTCTCGGATTGGGAGCGGACCAATCATCAATCAAATTCTGTAGTTGATCTGTATTGATAGAAATGTTATTGAAATTTCTAGGCGACTGTATCATATCTTCTTTTAGAGAAGTAAGATAAGCGATTCTGTGTGTAAATGTTTCTTTATTCTTTGATTGATCTTTTTTAGTCACTTCTTTAAACTCATTAAAAAGTAGTTCTTTTGTGTACATCATATAGTATTGTCCTTTGTTAGTGTTAATATCTCTATATTCTATCAGGTTTTGATTTAAATGTCAACCCTCTAAAAATCGTTGATTTTACTAGGTTTTGTGCCGCTGAGCGACCCATATATTGGCATTTAGTACACGATTCGATACTACATACCCCCCTAAAAAGCGCCATTATAGACCTAAAGCCTTTATTATTGACTCTTCACTATTGGGCAAAGGTTTACCACTTCTTAACCAGTCAACCATTTGTTCCATATAAAACGCCTCATCTTCTTTGCCTTCGTCTTTTAATAGTTTGGCCGCAGTCTTAAAAAACTTGAAGACTTGCATGTCACCATTTCTATCTAATTTCTTCTCTATCTTAGCCGGTCTTTGATTACTCATTACTAAATCTATCGTTTAATCCTGTAGAAATCTCACCTAACTTATCGTCCCTACAAGCATAAATCAATACCTTTCTTTTGGTTTGTTTTAGTTTCTTAAATACTTTTACTGCATCTCTGTAAGTATCAAAGTAATATCTTTTCCAATCTGACCTACCCATATACTCTGTGACTTTGTAATACTCTATCTTTTGTAGTACAAATTCCTCTCTTTTATTTCGTAAACATTTTGGGTCAAATGGCATTACTTATCCAATCCTGTGACACCCATTACTTCACCGTCATGTATGGTATCATCATTTATAGTGGCTTCAGGTCTGCCTTGTTCCGTTCTTAAATATTGTTCTACTGCTTCAATGTCAGTTTCATATTCATTGATTTTTGTATCAATNAATTTAACTGTNTCAGCTATGTCTTTTGACATGCATTCTTTTATTTCTTTTAAGTCGTTTAGTGGTCTATCTAAATCATGCAACATTATTTTACACTCCTTTTATGGCTCTCTTGGTTATTTACAAACACTCTTATCAACCTAGATAAATCTATCTCTTGTTTTTGTAGAGTTTTAGGGTTTGTAAAAATTACTTTACTTTTATTTACTTCCATTGATGTTTGCATACTACTATCTGATGAAACCACAACAGCGTCATCTGTATTTTTACGCCAATCGTGTGAAGAATATCCTAATACATCTTTAGACATTACTTACCTCTTTGACTTTCTGCTTCTAAATTTAATTGTACATCTACATCTTGTGGTACATCAACCTCATCAGCATATTGATCAATTTCTACATCACCATTTTCTTCGGCATACTCATCATCTGTATAAGATACCTTACCAAGATATTCTGTTGTATCACTATCTGAATAATTAGCGTCAACCATATAAGTTATAACACCATCTTTTTCATCTGTAATCTCTGCATTTACATTTGAGTGGTTGATACCGTTATCACTAAATTTCTTATCAGCATCATCTTTACTATCTGCTAACACATCTTGCTCAATACAAAGTGTGTAATAAGTTTTCTTTCTGTATAGATTTTTATTCAAATCTTCTTTTACTAAAACTATATCTGTTTGTGTGTCCATATTTTCTCCTATTTGTTATCTTCACTACTCATTAATAATACAATGTAGTGTATTGCTTTTAATAAATCTTTTCTATTCTTACCATTCTTCTTACCATATCTAGCAAGATACTT